TCACCTCTTGGCATTACGCGCCCCGTTTCGCTCAAGCGTCGAAAGGAATCCGTTTATCCTCCGAAGCTCCTGATCTGTGCAATCCTCGATCCTTTCTTTACCCATTTTTGCCAGGAATCCTGAAAGCCTATTCATAGATCCAAGTACCTTCTCGGCCCGTTTTTTCGTTGACCAGGTGAAAGGGGAAGTCCATACGTTTGGGTTCCCCATGGGTTCCTTTCCCTGTTTTATCAGCACCGCGTTCAAGGATGAAATAACGGCCGAAAATTGGGTCTGCGTTTGGATCTGTGAGGCTGAATCTACTTGAGCTGATTCAATCAGAATCGACACGTAGGCTTCATCGTCAAGATCAGCTGCGCGTTTCTGGGTATGGATCAAGGCAAGCATTTTGTTTCTAGTTGCGTTGGTCATTTCTTGTACACTCCCGTGTAAGTGCATGCTTTACATGCCGGTCGGCCATAGTGGGCGCATTTCACGCACCTCGAAGGTCGGTAATTCTTATCCATGGCTTATTTCTCTGGTACGTAAACAGGAATGATGCCTTCCGGAAATACGAATAACCAATAGACGTTAGCTTCATCGATCAAGGATGATTCAGGCGGGAAATACTGAATGGCCATGGCTTCTTCGCCGAAGATTTCATTCTTGATGCGCTGCAAGTCTTTCCAAAAAACTTCCCGCCCAGCATGGAAAGGAACGATGTATGCGAGCTTCGCGATGCACTGTGAAGTTATGGCGTTATCGTTGATCATCACCGTAAAGTGATTGTTTACGAAAATCCGCGTCGCCCAATAAGGTCGAGCCTCTCTTTGTTCTCGTATTTCCTCGGGAGTAAGCTGCTTCAATGGAACATAACCAAGCTTAGCCCGACCGCGTGCAAGGGCTTTACGTTGTGATTTATTCATTATTCTTCCTCCCTGTATTTCACTAAACCTTTTTTCTTCGCATAGAACAAGGAAAATGGATAAATGATAATTGTGATTACTGAGAACAGTGCCTTTCCGGTAGCGACGAGGACGTCAACACCACATGCAGAATAAAATCCATCCCCTATAAGCCAAACTTTTAGGAGAGAAAACAAATGTTTGAATCGTAATGCGGACGCTATAAGAACCTTTTTCCACGAAGGGTTGATAACTTCGTAATCTTCATCATCGTTCTCTGATAACGGCATCGGTTGGCCCCCCTTACGCCAGCTGCTCAAGCATGGCAGGCGTGATGGTGTTGAGTCCGGACGCGCGGCCGATCTTGGCGAGAGCGTTCGAATCGTTGGCTACGGTGCGGAATCCGCCGCGGGCTCGGCGCGCGAGGGTTTCGGCGGTGTGGCGATCAATGGCGATACCGCAGGCGGCCTGATAGTAGGCGGCTACGTCAACATCCTTGACCGGCTCGAAAAGAACGATGGGCTTGCGGATCCGGGATTTGAGTCGTGGCACGTTTTCCATCTTGCTTTTCAGGCCTTCCTCTCCTACGAGCAGGAAGGGAACCTCGCAGCGCTCGTTTATTCCCCGGATCATTTCAAGGTGGGGAATCGGGCACTTATCGGCTTCGTCGATGATGATAAGGCGGCGGGAGAAGCGGCACGTTGCTTCAATGGTCGCGATGCATTGGCCGAAGCTGTAGGGGCGCACGTTGGCGATCGCGTCGCAAATGTCGCGGAGAAGCTGCACCTTCGTGGTTCCGTCTACGTAGAGCACGTAGGCCGCGATTTCGTTATTCTGGACGTACCATTTCGAGGCGTGTGTTTTTCCGCGCTCGGCCGTACCGATCGCCATGCCGAGGGAAGAACTCAACGAATTCTCCGGATCGGAAAGATCGTCGGCGAGGGACGTGAACTCGGACACGCTTTTCGTGGTCACCAGCACGTTGGTGTTTACGGTGAATGAATCGGGTATACTGATGTTGTATCCGGCTTCCGCGAGGAGCTTGATTATCTCGTCTTCCTTTTGCTCCCAGGCGGGGTATGTCTGGGAGCATACTTTTGATATGGTCGATTTGTCGCAATTCGCGATCTTCGATGCGTCGCCCATTGATAGCTTGTTCGATGCAAGAATTACTGCAAGACTCATTCTTTCCTCCGTTTAGCTTTTATTGAACCTGATGAACGATTCCCAATACTGGGTTTCGCTTTCGGTCATTCCCGCCTCGTAGGTTCTCCTGAAGGTGGAATCGATTTCGCTTATCCTGTCGCCGTTGATGAAAGCGAGAAGGATTGCCTGGTACCGGTCGCGCGGGCTTTTATAGACCACGCGGGCCAGCGTTTTCGTTTGCGATTCGGTCTTGATTAGGGACGATACCTCGGCGTTGAACTCGGCATCGGTTTTCTTTGGTTCCGATTCAGCCATGGTGAGCTGCTTGGTGGTGACTTCCGAAGCGGCGGTCACTGCGGCCGAGGCTTCAAGTTCCCTGCGCTTACCGAAATCGTTCACGACGCGGCCAGGGAGTACCGGGGCGACGAACTCCTTATAGGCTGACCGGACCGGGTGCATATTCGCCCGCTTGTTTGCGATCGCCTTCGCACCCGCTTCCTCGTCGAACATCGCGACCTTTTCCACCTGGGTGAGGAATATCGTTTGTTGGTCCCTGGGATCGATAGCCCATATTCCGCCGCCAGATTCAACGTCGTCCGGATCATAGCGCAGTTCCACCGTTTTTTTGTCGAGGGATACAAGGTTTCCCCGGTTGGCCCTAATCATCTCGGTCGTGAGGTTCGGACCAACGAAAAGACGGTTCATGAGCTGCACCCGGTCACCGCGTACCTTCGCGTTATCTTTCTCCAGGAAGATGTACTTCACGTCGGCCTCTGGAATACGCGTCGCGGTGAAGCCTTCGATGGCCACGGCATAATCTAGCTCGGCAACGGGCGAGCGCTTGAGCGTTCCGTGCTCGCGTTCGTGGTAGATCCTGATCGCCTCCATGACCTTCATGGCGAATTCTTCCACGTTCAGGATGTACCCATTCGACTTCTGCCAATTCAGTCGCCTGGTAGCTTCCTCTTCCTCTGGGGCGCTCATGCCCATTTCCCGGATATATCCGGGAAGGCACAGGTCGCGCAGGATCTGCTCGATGGTCGAGAAGAATCGCTCAATAGGTTTGGTCTTCGCGTTCTTGACGGCGGCGAATATGCGACGATGGCGCTTTTGCCACTCTACGCGCGAGGGAACGATGTCGAGCGTGTTGCCGAATTCATCCTCTACAACGTACTGGCTGTCCCCGGTATTGAAGGCCTCTGCTTCGTCCTGAAAACGCATGCCATACATGAGGAGCTGCTCTACCACGTGATCGGCGAGTGCCGACTTTTCGGAAGAACCGTTATCGTTGTAAGTGCACTCGAACTTGCCGTAGAGCATGACCCCCATCCGAAGCGCCCGGAGTACGGTCCTGGTGTTGTAGTTACGGTCGAAGGCGATGCCATAGACAAGGCGAGTTCGCATGTCGAGCCAGAGATAGCATTCCGGCCGATAGAACGAACCATCAACGTCCTGGACCCAAAAGTCAAAACGGTGCTGGTCTCCTACCACCATCTGGAAAGGCCTGAGCTTGGAGAGGTCGCGGGCAATGTAGAACATGTTGTCAAGCGCCCGATTCCCGCCGGTAGCGTACTTGATCAAGGCCGGGTTTATATCCCGCGCATGACCGTAGGCTGACGCTTCCTGCCCGATCTTCCAGCCCATTTCATTCGCCTTTCGAACGGTCTCCCGGTAGGCGTTCCTGACCGTGCATGCCCCTACCTCGCGGATAGCAGCAAGAAAGAAGGCTCGAAAGTAGTCCACGGCTTCCTGATCCCAGGCATAGAGCCCTCGACCGGACTTCCGTTTCGCCCGCGGGCTGTATCCGTACCGGCCGATTTCCTCTACGTACCGCTTAACGGTGCTCGCCGACACCCGAAATCTCTCGCCAATTTCACCATAGGCCTGTTCCTTCGACAGAAGCAGGTCGCGGCCTTTCCAGGCATCGTACACCGCTATCTTAATCGCGTGTTTCCGGTTCCCGGAAAGCGCGAATCCGTCGAATCCTTCCATTACTCCACCGCCTCACGACTTTGATCCTGCATGTCGTACTCCGTAAGCTCGTTGACCAGGTCTTTGATCGCCATGCTCAGGTTATAGGCAACCTTGAGCCGGTTTTCGGGATCGTTGAACGTGAAGAAAAACGACTTGACCGTGCTTTGAAGGTCAGCTTCGAGAATCTGCTGATCGGGGGTCATGGAGAATCGGCGCAAGGTCTTCGTATTTTTCGCGACTTCGGAAAGGTAGTCGCGCTTGGGCTTTATCGAACCGATGCGGCGGCTATGCATTTCCATGGCGAGCTTGTGGATCCGCTCGTTGGCGAGACGTTTCCGTAGCTCTATTTCGTCCTCGTCGGTCCAGCCCTCGGGCTTTGTGCCCGTCGCGCGGTAGGACGCTATTCTTTCCTCTCGGGCATAGCGTTCGGCTGCGATTTGCTCGGCGTCTTGCGCTGGAGGCCGCTGATCCATCAGGATATCCTCTCCTGAGTCGGAAAGCTCAGCCGGTACGAACATGGACAGCCATCCGTTAGCGGTTCGCTTCGATACGCCGATCGCGTCGCAATAGTCGGCCCAGGTATGCTGGATATAATCCGGGGCGTCCGGGTCTTTGCGTTGGCCGGATTGCCCATTCAACGCGTCGCGGGCCAAGTACAGTTCCCTGGCGATCTCTACGGTAAGTCCCTTCCATTTCATAACCTTGGGCGTAATCTGGCGGACCGACGTGTCGTATTTCCACTTCCCTACCGCGACGACCAGCGCGGTACTGTTTTCTTCGTTCGGGGCGATTTTGTTTGGCATTCCTTAATTCCTTGCGAAATCGATGATTCTGAACGCGAACGTGATCAGGAAATTACATTTCATGCGTTCGCCCAGTTCCTTGATTGCTATTCCCGTCCGATAAAAGAATCCTTTCATGGTGTTCATCCTTTCCCGGAGCCGGACGTCCAGATCGGCCCCGGATGATCTGGAATGGTTTACAGCTTGGCGATGTCGAGGTTAATGAGTTCGTACTCGCCATCTTCGTTTCGTTCGTAAGTTCTGATGTACTCTTTGCTGTCGATGCGTTGTATCGAATCGGAAATAGCGTCCATTGCCTTTGCCCATCTTTTATCCTTGATTTCAAGGCGGCGGAGTCCGAGTATTCTCGAAGTATTGATCTTTCCCGATTTGCCAACGTAGAAAGCGTCGTTTACGAGAACCTTAACCTCGTCGCGGGACCCCCCAACCCAATCTTGAATACATTCGTCAATGAGAGCCTTCGCGACTTGTAAGCGCTCGTCGAATGAAATTGATTCATTGACCGCTACCAGCACACGGTATTTTCCGTCGTAGGAAGTAAGCTGGAGATTTCCTTTACTTCCCCCGAAGGATATGCCGTATTTCTCGGCGCTCAGATCGCAGAAAGCGCGGATATCGTTGAACATGGCACGCTTGAGTAGTACCAATGATTCAGATATCGTTTTCGTTTTTTCGATGATCTCGTTCACCAAATCATCTCGTGCGAGATCGATTTCCTTGATCATTGTCTCGGGATCGAAACCGCCTTTACTGTTCCTCCGGTAACCTGCCGGAACGTTCATTTCCATAAGAGGCTCCTATTTCTCGATATATTCGAACCCGTGCGGGTCCAGAAACCTGTTGGTGATTTCGACGAGGGAACGATCATTCGCGACCTCGTCGGAAACTTCGATTACGGCCCATTTCGAGCAGAGTTTGGTCCAATAGCGGTATATCTCCGCGTTGGCCGCTTCCAGGCACACGATGTCGAGTTCGTTTACCGGGGCTTCCATGTGGACGATGGGGATACCGAGGGCGTCGGCGATCATCAGTTCGATGCGCGAGCCGCGTGAGCACTGCCAGCCAGAGAGGACTGCGAGGCCGTCGCAGGTGATCAACTCGGCTATGCAGGACTTCATGTAGTCGGACCATTTCGGGGCTTCCAGATGGTCGAGGCGTAGCGAGGTAGGATTAAAAAACGAGAATTCCATCCCATTGGCGCAGGCTCGGCCCCTGATGTTCGATTCGACCGTCGCGAAGTGCAGGCGGTATTCGTCTTTTTGTCTGCCCGTAATAGGGCCTGAAAGGTAGATTTTCTTCATGGCGAGGTTTTTACTCCTGGAAAAGTTTTTTGTTGAACCCGGCGTCCATTTCGGCAAGGGTTTCATCGATGAACGAGGGGGAATGCCCGGTGCGCGTGGCGAAGGTGAGCCCAAGAGCCGCGGCCATCTGCAATCCGTCAAAGGACATAGAGGCCACGGCTTGTGTTATCTCCTCGGCAACAAGCGCCCTGGACGATCGGTCCATGAAAGCAGGGCGTTTGCCCATTTTATAGACGCTCATTCCAGTACATCCTCGTTCATTATTTTGAGGCAATCGGAAACAATCGTTTCAGATAGTTCCGCTTCTATGGCAAGATTCTCAACGCATTTTGAAACATCGAGTAAATCAAGTGATCGTTGGGCTCCTATCACGCTCCAAAGTTGATTCGGTGTAACCTGGTATTTTGAACCGGGAACTGACTCATCTCCGTCAAGCACGTGAAAATGGTTTATGGGGTCCTCTCCATGTTCGAGACACCAGCGAATAAACTCGCGTTGAGTTGAAAGGATTGCGTCATCACCGCACCAAGGGCAGAAACTCAGTTTTGCGTCAGGTATGACAGAAGTATCGATAGAAAAGAACTGTCCACAGGATGAGCAGAAGTATTCGTATCCGTTGGCGAAGGGCTTCGCCCAGGGGTCTTTCGGAGCTTCGTTCATGACGCCCTCCGTTTGGTCCTTGCGGTTGACCGGGGAACGGCATGGGCGAACTCACGAGAAGCGGCACGGGCTTCGGAAACAACGTCGTTCCATGAAGGCTTGCCAAGAAGGCGGGCTATCTCGGCTTCGATGCGAGCGGAGCGTCGACGACCGGACACAACAAGGCTTATTGTCCCGCTTGTAACAGAAAGATTCCGTTGAATATCAACTAACTTGAATCCTTCACGATTTAATAGGAATCGAATATAGATTCCTTCCTTTGAAGACGAGCGAAGGCGTAATTTCGCCTTGCTAGTTGGGTTAATCCCTGATAAACTCAAAATAGCCTCCTTAACCGGGGTTGTCTGGAATCGGGCTGGTTCCGCCAAGAAGTAAGCCCGATTCCTTTTTTATCTACTCAAGCAAGTTTCCTTGCTTGCCGATGTTCTGATTATCGGACAATATATGTCTTACGTCAAGCATATTTTGTCTAATAAACAGAAAAAAGGACATTGCATGGCTGAAACAAAAACTAGACTGGCCATTTTCAGGGAAACACTCGGTATTAACCAAACTGAACTTTCCAAGAAAATAGGAATTCATCAACGAAATTGGTCAAGATATGAGAGTGGCGATGTATCACCACCAGAAGATGTCTTATTAAAACTTGCATCTTTAGGGTTAAATTTACATTGGTTACATACAGGCGATGGCGAAATGATGTCAGAAAATAACAAGCAAACTTCTTTGCCTTTTGCTATGCAGTTTTTTCCCACCAAAAAGCAAACTTCCTTGCCTATTAAAAACGAAGCATTCGGAGATATGCCGATAATAGAGGGTGATGTTCCTCGTGGACTTGTTATCCCCATCCTAGATCAGGCTGTGTCTGCTGGATACGGTAAGGGGCTTGAAGACGAGGGATTCCCAGACAGATTTATTACCGTTCCGAGAGATTTGGCACGGTTTAAGGCCCTGAAAGCACTTCCTGTCCAGGGTGACAGTATGTCGCCTACCCTCCATGAAGGTGATCTGGTAGTCTGCGACTCAGGAGGCTGGAGCGGGGATGGTATCTACGTTATAAAAACGCAGGAATCGGCCTACGTAAAACGTGTCGTGCTTACATCGAAGGGATACACTGTTATTAGCGACAACAAGGCGTACCCTACCTACTCCGAAAGCAAGGAAGACGTGGATATAGTCGGAAAGGTGCGCTGCGCGGTCGTAAGATTGAAATAAAATAGAGGAGATCAAAAGATGAAGAAAATTACTCTGGTATTTATAATGGTAGCCGTAGGAGTCTTAGCCTTCTGCGCAGGGAACAAAGAGCAAAAGCCGTACGAAATTAGCTTAGGCGGAGATCTAAACACTTTCGCAGAAGCTGGTACTGTTAATGACCAAGCCCTTGCAGCTGGCTTCTCATCTATTGGGCTACACCTCCAAACCTCTCAGTATTTTACTGATAGCAACTGGGGATTTGATCTTCATGCAGCTTTTCTTTTCCCCTACTCAATGTCATTATCTGATGGTAAAACGACGATAACGACTGATACTTCAGATTTTAAGAGCATCTTTGGATCAACATTGGTTCTTGGATTCCCTTATTACTTCATGAAAAACGATACCATATCGATCGGAATAGGTCCTGCCATTAATTACTCGATGTTCTCAATGACATCTGATTATTTCGCTGGTGTGGGGTATTACTTTGGCGCAGGGTTACAACTCAATTCGCAGATAAGATTAGCAGACAATTGGTTCTTTAACGCCGGAGCCTTTGGCCTATACGATTTCTATCAGTTCTCCCTAATGAAAACGGCGTATGAATCGACATCGTCTTCTGGTAGGACTACCAGTATCCAGTGGAATCCCTATATAGGGATTGGGTACCGGATGTATAACAGGAAGGAGAACTAAAATGGAAGAATTGGTTATAAGGAACTATTCAGAAGTTATACCTTACTTTCGACATCTTTCTGAAAACGTATCATGGTTTGATGATAAAGAGGTTAGGCTCGATGAACACCTCGGTGGATTAAAGATTCACTTGAAAGGAGAACCATTTGACTCAACAATAACAACAGGATTAATGAGGGCTGTTCTCGGAATCCAAGATGCTATTTATGATGCCTATTCCTTGTATTGTTACGGTACAATAAAACGGTTATCAGATGAAGAACGAAGAATGCTTGAGCTTCGAGTTAAAATTGAACCGGGCTCATCTATTCTTGAAGTCTTTGTTAATGAAGTCGCCAAGGCGGCGGGAGATAGAATAAGATCTATGAATCCAAAACATGCTATTGCAACAGTTGCTACTATCGCAATTATTACAGCAGCAAGTGTTAATGTAAGTAAATATGTTGACGCAAAAACAGAGATAGCGCGTCTTAAAGATCAGCGAGCCTTGGTGACAGATGTCCAGAAAAATACTAGCGATGCATTAATTTCAGCACTGGAAGCTCAATCAGGTTTCTATCGTACCGTCGCAAAACAAAATTATACGGCCCTTGAAATTAATGACGAAACTATAACTCCGACTGAAATCGCCTCAATGACAAAAATTGTTCGTGAAAAGAGGCCACTTGAAAACAAGGTCTATAAAGGGCAATTCATTCTAACTGATATTCACTTTGAAGATGATACAATCTATTTGGATGTAAAAGATTCTACGACAGGTACAATAATTAAATATGTAAATGTGTTCAAAGAAATAATTTCTGAGGATGATTATAAGTGGTTTAAGGATTCAACAAATCGTCAAGCTATTGATCTCACAATAGTAACCACCGAAAAAAAAGGTAAAATAGAAAGCGCTTTTCTCCAAAGCTTCAAAAAGTAATATTTTCGTAAACAGCCCCGGATAACGCCGGGGCTTTTCTTTTATCGGGTACCCTCAATATCAGGGGGTAACCTATGAATAGAAAGAATAACTCCGCAGGCAAGGCGTACTACACCCAGCGAAACAACAAAATAAATCCGTCCGGGGCGTGCAATGTCACCGCCATGATCAATGCTCTTTCTTCCTCCGGTTGGCCGGTCGAAGAGCTTACCGAAGATGGTGTACAGCCGGAAGATTCTCTACTCAGGTTTATCATTACCGATCCCGTGTGCGAGATCGAATGGAAGAAGCTCGACCCTTCCGGGAAATACCCGCCGAACGAATGGCATTCCATCCTCGCCCGTGGCGTAAACCGGTGGATTGCGCGTATCGAGAAATTCAAGTACGCCGGAATCGTGGCACGTTTCACCGAAAACGCCAATGGCGGAATGATCGCCGACCATATCGAAGGCGGCGGGAACGTCGTCGTATCTGGCGTGTTCAAGGAGAACGGCAAGGTATTAAACCACGTCTTCGCGCTGGTTGGACTTACGAGGACCGAGGGAGGCGTGCTCAACGGCTTCACCTGCGATGACTCGTGGGGCAATTTCAAGACGAACTTCCTGAACCAGAACGGCAACGACGTTGACATGTCCCTGGAGGAGTTCAACAGGATCGCCAAGTTCTGCGAAAGCGAACGCAAGATGGCGCATTTCATACGGAGGTATGCATGAGCACCGGCGTAAAGGACCTTTCCAAGTGGGGCGTAGTTATCGGTACAGTGCTCGTGGTAGCGCTTTCCATCCTCAAGGCTTTCTGGGGGCTATTTTCCTCGGCGTCGTTCGGCCTATCCATGACCGAGATTGTCATGGTCGGCGGTTTCTGCGTCGTGGCCTGGTCTCCGGTATACGTGTCCCTCTGGATCGACAAATTTACCGGCAAGAAGGAGGCCCCATGTGGCGCAGAACCGACTTGATCCGCTTCTTGGCATTGCTGTGTGCGCTTTTCTTTTCGTCGCAGGTCTTGCATGCGGATATTGTTTTGGCCGATTCGGAACTCAAGGCGATACGGCAGGAGCTGGCGGCTATGAGGACGCAAATCGCGTTCTTGAAGAGCGACTTGATAACGCTGGAAACGCAATCTCAGGAGTTGCGGGATCGGTTGGCGACGCTCGAAACGAGGTTGCAGGATACCGCTCTGAAGTTGGAGAACTCGGAAGCATCGCTGATACAATCAATGCAGGACTTGGAGAAGATTCACGGAGACTTGGAAACCTTGAAGAAGGAATATCAAGCATTGAATCAATCCTTGACCAGGCAGAAAAAAGAAACGGGGATCTGGAGGACCGTCGCGATCGTTAGCGCAACGCTGGCCGCGATCTTCGGGGTGGCGACCTTCGCCGGGAGGTAAAAATCATGGGCGATGTTGTTTCCTTGGCAGTAGGCGGAACTGCTATTTGCGGTTTCATCGCCATCTGGATCAGGATGGGAATACATAAAGGCGCTTCTGATGCCAAGATCAAGGAAACCGAGGGACGCGTCACTAAACTCGAAACACAGGTGGAAACCATGCGCGAGGAGAAACACGCTTTCGAGAAAGAGATAGTCGAAATAATGGCGGAGGTTCGCACCAAGATCGGATTCATCTTCCAGGGGATCGCTGAACTCAAGGATAAACAGGAGAAAAACGATGCCCAAACGAAGTGATCTCATTCAGCAGAAACTCGTAACCCGCGTAATCGAGATGTACCACAAGGATAACATGAAGGTTGTCGACATCGCCGACCAGCTCAGGGCCGAGGGTTACAAGACCAGTAAGAGCGCTGTGGGCCGGGCGATCAAGCAGCATGCCGAATACCTGAAGGAAATCGAGGCGGCACGGCGAGAAGCGGAAGCCATCATCGAGGCGACCAAGCAAACCCCCGGCATGGAAATCGCCGACGCTACCATGCAGATCACGATCACCAAGCTCCTGGCCGAACTCAAATCAATCGAGGACTTCGAAGACCTTGAGACCGAGCAGGTATTAAACGCCATATCCAAGATATCCCGCGCCCAGGGCTACCTTGCCAAGGTAAAGCTCGATTACGCGAAAGGCTACCGCAAAGGGCTTTTCGACGCTGATCGCGCGGTCGGCGAGAAAATGAAAGCCCTTGGAATATCCAAGGAAAATGCCGACGCGATACGGGCTACCATTCTGGGGCTCAACGATGGAAAATGATATTGATAAAGTCCTCCTTCCGTTTCAGAAGAAATGGATTGAGGACGAGTCAAAACTAAAAATATGGGAAAAATCCCGTCGCATAGGCGCTTCATGGACCGAAGCGCTTAACGCAGTTTTGCATTCCATGATCGAAAACGGAACGTCGACCTATTACATGTCCTACAATAAGGATATGACCAGGCAGTTTATAGACGACTGTGTTTTCTGGTGCCGTAACCTTCAGATAGCGGCCATCGAGCTTGGTGAGGAAATAATCCGAAGGGAAGACGAAGACTTCACCGTATTCCGCATTCGGTTCGCGAGCGGTTGCGTCATAGAGGCGCTTCCGTCTCGCGCCTATTCCCTGAGATCCAAGCAGGGCCGTATCGTTCTGGATGAAGCTGCCTTTACCGACGAATTCACCGAGGTGATAAAGGCCGGTCTTGCGCTCCTGATCTGGGGCGGCTCCCTTACCATCCTTTCGTCCCATAACGGCGACGATAACCCTTTCAATCTTCTCGTGAAGGATATCCGGGAAGGAAAAGAAAAGGGATGGAGTATTCACCGGGTCACCTTCCTGGAGGCGGTAGAGCAGGGACTCTATCGGCGTATTTGCCTGAAATCGAAGCCCCGGAAAGAATGGGATTCCGAGGAAGAAAAAGAATGGATTGCGGAAATCCGCGGGATCTACAAGGATAACGTCGAGGAAGAGCTTGACGTGATCCCCCGTCGGGCCGGAACCAAGTATTTCCCGCGGGCGATGCTCGACCAGTGCATCGATGCCGGTGTTGAACTCGTTCGTCTTAACTGTCGGGACGATTTCATGTGGGAACGCGTTGAGAAACGGGAAAAGTTCGTGCGCTCATGGTTCATGACCGAAGCCGCTCCCATTCTGCGGTCCCTTGAAGGGCGTGTCTTTTTCGGGCAGGACTTTGCCCGCTCCGGTGACCTTTCATTTATCTGGCTTGCCGAGGAAGCGACCCTCAAGGACCTTGATACCCGACTCCTCTTTGAGCTGCGGAACGTTCCGTATGATCAGCAGTGGCAGATTATACAACTTATAGTAGAAACCGTGAAAGAGTTCGGCGGCATGGCGCTAGACGGACGGGGAAACGGCCAGGCCCTTGCGGAGATCGCGAGCCAGCAGTATCCCGGATCAGCCGTGTGCGTGATGCCTTCGCGACCCTGGTACGCCGAATGGTTCCCGAAGCTCAAAGGCAGGATCGAGTCACGTGAGTGGATCATACCGGACGACGAATATATCCTCGGAGACTTCGGGGCTGTATCGTACAAGAACGGGGTTCCGATGATCGTTGATCGCGTATCCGACCGTACCAAAGCGGAAGGTGGAGCCGGTGGAGCCCGGCACGGTGACGGCGCGATCGGCGCGGTGCTGTGCCTTCACGCCTGGATGGAGTGCTCAGCGCTGGCCGCCCCCGTCGTCGTTCCGGGCACAAGAAGCCGGGCTAATATGTTCCGTGGTTACTGAGGAGTAAAGTATGGCACGGACCGCAAACATCAAGTCGCGCGTTATCGATATTAACGTTTTCCGCTCGATCGTTTCCCATCTTGAGGATACGGACGCGTGGCTTTCTTCCGTAGGGGAAAGCCAGTCGGTATTTACCGCGATGATGGACGACCCGAAGGTTGAATCCCTCGTAAACAACCGGAAGGACCGGGTGCTTCAGATGCAGGGATCGTTCACCGACACGAAAAACAAGATGGTAAGCGAAGCGTGCGCGAAGCACCTCGGCTTCAATACCTTCCAGAAACTCAACCGGGTCCTTCTCAACGCCATCCCGTTCGGTATCGCCCTTTGCGAAGTGAACTGGGAGCTGAAGGACGGATTATACGTTCCCGAGTCTTTTACTCCAATCCCGAGAACCGCGATTTCATTTCCCAATTACGCATCCGATCCCTTCACCCCATGGCTTTCGGCCACGAGTAAGCCGCTCAGTGATCCTTTCAAATTCATGGTTCACCGGAACGATGCCGGAGACGGTAACGTATGGGGGCGCCCGGCCATTCGCTCATCGTACTGGGCGTGGAAGTTCAAGCGCCTCGGTTTCAAGTTCTGGATTATGGCTGCCGAGCGAATCGGCGTTCCTTCCATCCTCGCCATCTTCGAAGCCCGTACCGACACTGACGCGGATGCCCGCGCAAAGACCCTGAACAATCTGATGGCCGAAATTGGCAGCGGGAGCACCGGAGCCCTCGGCAACGTGAAGGATATCAAGGTGGTGGAAAGCGCCATCGCTGACTTTGAAAAGATCGTGGATACCTGTAACGCCGAAATCGCCTATGGCATTACCGGACAAACCCTGACCACCAATCAGGCAGAATACGGCACGAAGGCGCAAGGGGAGCTTCACAGCAAGACCTATGATTCCACTACCTTCGGTGACGCATACCTCCTCCAGGAGACGGACCAGCGCCTGGTTGACTGGTTCTGCGAGATCAACTTTCCCGGCGAAGAGGTTCCGACCTATGATATAGATTCGACCGACTACGCCCCATGGGAAATCGTCAGGGACGCGATTGACCGCGGGGTGCCCGTTTCCCTTTCGTCGCTCTACGAGAAGAACCATCTTCCCAAGCCGAAAAACGAAGCCGATACCTTCTTGAAACCTGCGGGTTCCCCTGCGCCGATGTTCAGCGACCGAGGGAGCAACCGGGATTCTTTTTTTTTTCGGACGAGGCGGTAAAGAGCGAGATCGCTAAAGCTGACCGACTCGACTCTATCGACGATCACGCTCGGACGTTCGTATCCGGGAGTTTCGCGCGGAGACTCCGGGGCTTTATCGATCAGATTATAGAAAAACCTGACTTGCTCGATTCGGTTGAAGCGCTTCCGGTTGACTGGGAAGCAGCGATCGCTACGGCCGACCTTTTTACCCGATCGATTCTCATGGGCATCGATCACGCTCTTCCCACTTCACATAACTTTGCCGAGGATATCCCGGTGGAAGTGCTTTCATTCGAGGAAGCGGTCAAATACATGCGATCCCGTCTACCGCTTTCAGCTCGCGAGTACTATGAACTCGACGACAAGATGCGGTACCGTGCCTTCGCCGTTTCCCGGCTTGCCGACGCCGATGCCGTAGCCCAGGTAAAAAAGTACCTTCAGAAGAGCCTTGACGAAGGCGGAACGCTCGATGACTTCCGTAAGTTCACCAATGAAGAGCTGCTTGACGCGACCGGGCTCGGCCAAACCGCCGGATGGTACTGGGAAACGGTATACCGCACCAACGTGCAGACGGCTTACAACGTCGGCCGGGCAATCGGTTTCGATTCGGCGCACCCCATCGCCCTTGAACTCATCGGCGTAAACGACCTCAGGCAAACCGAATTTTGCCGAAGTGTGACCGATCCACCGTTCCGCCGACCCTATGGGGATACAGTATGGGAAACCATGTGGCCGCCCTTTCATTTCAACTGCCGCACGACAGTTCGGGGGATTTATGACCAGGAAGAGATTGACGGAGAGGGTGGTCCTGACAGGTTCTACACGATCGCTGGACAAGATGCCCCGGAACCAGGATGGGGTTCAAACCCGCTCGACGGATCAGACTGGTGGGAGATGACCCCGGCCATGAAGAAGCGGGCCAAGAAAGCGAAGATCGACAAGGAAATCAAGAAAGCCCGTGAAGTCCTTGTGGAACAGCCGAAAAAGCTGGAATACCGGGAATCCCGGACGATCGCCGAGGCGAACAAGTTCGCGCGTAACGACCTTGGTCTGACCGGTTCCAGTTACTCGGGTTGCCACGTAGAAGCCGCGAATGAATGGAACCGGTCCCTTGTCAAGAACCTGAACCAGTTCCCGGAAGTCCAGGGCTTGCGCTACGTGGGATCCTTCGCCGATGCGAAAAAGAAATATACCGCTGCAAGAACCGAGACACTATTGGAGAAACTGAAAGCAGATTATCCAGGGTTCAGTGAAGAGACGCTGCGAAAGAGCGCCAAGAAGATGGCCAGGAAAGCGGCGGAACAGACCTATGTTTCATCGGCCCATGGACTGATGTATTACGGTGACATTGACGAGATCAAAGGTATCGCGCTCAATGACCGTCTTGCCTCAAATCCGGAATGGCACCGAATGCTGCGTAAACGAGAGGTCAATAATAGGTACAAGGTCATCGGAGGGGATAGCATCGGGGCGATCGCAGATCATGAGTTTGGGCACGTTCTGGACAACTGGCTCGACATCAGCGATAATTCCGATGTGCAGCGAATTTTCTCCAAGCTCAAGGCCGATGACGGCGTGGAGTTGCTTTCGGGTTACGGGACTTCAAACATTCATGAAATGATTGCCGAAAGCTGGGCAGAATGGCGGAACAATCCGGTACCGCGAGAGACGGCAACGAGCGTCGCAGAAATAATCTTGAGGAGGTACGCCGAATGGAAAAAGCAGAATTCATAGAGAAAGCCGGAGCGGCTGGTGCCGACCAGGAGTTTATCGATTGGGCTATCAAGTTCCACGAGGAAGACGGGGGCGAAGGTTTTCATATGCCCTACGAGATCATCCTTGATGAATACCAAGCGACCAAAAAAACATATGTTTCCTGACGATCTACCGGCTGCCTTCAGCCGGTTTTTTTATGCCCAAACCGGGGCAACCCCGGAAAATCATCTTTTCGGCCTCACCTGACGGCTGGGATATCAAGCAAATACCCCCTTTTCAACGATAATTCACCGTTGAATGGCAATTTTCCGTCAAAATGCGTCCATCCGGGCGTTTTGCTTCCTGACCCCCTCTTAAAATCCATTTTCGGAATTTTACCTTTTCCCTCATTTCTCCCCAGAAAAGCCCGTCATGCACCCCCTCGTGAGAAAGTATCTACGAGGAGGTTGAGACGGTGAGAAAACTCAGAACCCTGCAGCTTGCCCGCGTGGGAAAGTTCGGGCAGGACGGAGCGGAAATTACCAAGGCCGACCTCGCGGAAGTAGCCGAAACGTTCACCCCGAAGCGCCCGGTCACGGTCGGGCATGACGGCGCGAAGACGGATATGGAGCCGAAGTTCGGCGACGTGTTCGCGGTCGCGCTTGCGGAAGGCGGGAACGTACTCAACGGCGAAGTCGCTTTCCGCCCCGAGGTGGAGGGGCTTTATTCCGACGGGTACTACGACGGGTGGTCGGTTTCGATCCCCCGACGCGCTTCCGACGGGAAACGGTATCTTCACCATCTCGCGATTCTCGGCGCTACCCCGCCGAAGATTCCGGGGCTGGAAGAACTGTCCGCGGTCGACATCAACTACGGCGACGGCGATGTCGTCGCGAACTTTCAGTTTTCGGGCAAGATCCCGGAGGAGGAAGAAAAAGTGGATCCTAAAGACAGAAGGATTGCTGATCTGGAGGCTGAAAACGCAGCCCTCAAGAAGAAACCCGCCGAGGTGGCACCGGTTGCGACTCCGGCGGCAGAATCGGCGTCTGCCGCTGACGCTACCAAAGACGCGGCGTTCGCTGACCAGATGAAGAAGATGTCGGGTGAGCTGCTGGAAAGCCGCGTGAACAACTTCGAAGGACGGATCAAGGACAAGGTGCCCGCCGGGATACTCCCCAAGGCGCGGGAGCTTGCCAAGCGGATCGGTGATTCCGATGCATTCGAGTTCGCCGACGGCGACAAGAAACGCAGCGCTCGGCCCATCGAGGTTCTGGAGGAAATCCTTTCCGCCTGGCCCCAGATGAATCTCGGCCCGAGCGACAACGACTATTCGGACGCGAAAGGCCCCGACGGGAAGCCGATCGACTGGAACGCGCTCGCCGCCAAGGCGTAAGGCGATAAGGAGGAATCATGGTAGCTTACGAAAACACGGAAACCGCCGCAGGCGATCGCGGCGTGGTCGCACCGGGGCATCCCCCCATGCTGGATACTATCGTCCTTACGGACGAGACGGCAGTATTCAACGCTGGTACGGTCTTGCGAAAGTCGACCGGCGTCGATACCTACGAGGCGGCGGCTCCGGCCGATACCTTGGTCGAGGGCGCGACGTGCGTTCTCATCCAGGATACCGACGGTAAGAACCCGGAGTACCAGGGCCTTTTCCACGGCATGGTCGTTTCCGGCCGCCTCATCGACGCGAGCGGAGCCGATCCGGTCGCGGCGGGGGACACGCTCAAGGGGAAACTCCCCGCCATCGGCATTCACCTTACCCAGCTTTTCGTTGGGGAAGAGCAGTAGGAGATAGAACATGCCCATCATCATTAAACCCGAAGACGTCGCCCGAGTGATCAGTGCTGCCGCCCCGGAAACTTCGAACGCCCGCAAGTATTTCACCAGGGCGATCAACCGGAACTCGACCCAGATCGCGATTTCCGACATCAAGAAGACCGTGGGGAATATCCCGGTCATCGCCCGCGGCGGAAACGGCGTTCGCCCGACCCACCGCGCCGACGTTACCGCCGTGATCCCCATGGCGATCGAGATCGACGACGTGCTCACCGCCGTCCAGATGGACGAGTACGAACGCGCCACCGGGCTCGGCAAGCAGCAGGTTATCGATACCCTTCTCGGGTACTGGTTCGAAGTCGTTCGCCGCACCACCCGCGCTCTTTGCGCCCAGGCTCACAAGGGAAGCATCGATTACATGATGCAGGCCGGTGACGAGATGGTACGGTACCAGGTCGAATACGGCACCGTGACCGGTAAAACCGACGCGACGGCGGTCGCGAGCCTCAAGGCTGGCCAGATCATCACGGCGATGGAAAGCCTGATCGACGTGATCAACGGGAACGGAATCGGCGGGGACGTAGAGTTCGTGGCCGAATCGTCGGTCTACTCCCAGCTCATCGAGGTCGCCTCGGCCCAGAAGAGCCTCCCCGTGACCATGGGTAGCGGGTTCATCGATTTCGGCGGATACCGGGTCATGCGCGACAACGACGTATGGCAGGATATCGCGGAGAACGGCACCAAGAGCACCAAGCGTATGCTCGCTACCGGCGAACTCCTCGCCCGCGCGGTCAACGCCGGTCAAGAGCTGGATTTCCTCCGCGTGGACGACACTGTCGCCCGCGAGGCCATGCCCATGTACTCCTTCACCAAGGAACGGAACGACCAGCGCGGTACCGACCTCTACGTGAAGTCGAAGCCCTTCCCCCTCGTGAACGTGAAGGGGCTCGCGGTCATGAAGTTCGGCGCGTAACTGGACGCGTACATAACAAGGCCGTCCGCCGTCATCCTGGCGGGCGGTCAATTTCAAATCGAATGAGGAAAACTACATGAATACCCTTTTTGCCTTCCTTGCCATCGTTATCACCACTTCAATCTTCGTGATCGCCTGCATTCAGGTTGCGAACAAACTCGGCCCTGTTTTTTCCAGGGGCGAAAGAATTGCCGGAACGCTCTTGGATACTAGGACTTCCAACGCGATCGAAACCGATCCGATTCAGGATCAGTTGACGGCCCTGGCCGACCGGCTCGATCATCTTACCGAACTATTGGTCGCCGTTCTCGATATGGCGAAAATCGAGGAACAGGCAGAACAAGCCGCCGTGGCGTCACCTCCCGTTTCTTCCGCTCCGAAAGCTGCGAAGGGAGCAGGACAGGCTATTCGGCGCAGACCCGCACCGGCCCCCGCCCGTGTCGGTAACGGAAGGCGAAAAATTACCGCGCCCACGGAAGGCGCTCCCGCGTGAAAGACGCGGCATAGAATGGGGATGGCCAGTAAAAGGCCATCCCTTTTTTTTATTTTAAGCTGGCGATGAAAAGGACGGTGACTATGACCGGAAGAAGGATAGCCGACCGCGAGGACGGTCGATTGGACGGAATCGAACCGGGAGACTATTGGCGGAATACCATGAACGGAAAATTTTACGCCGCCTGCCCGGTCCGTGATTCGAATGGAGGCTTGGTGCTCGGCGGGCTCGGAAAGCATCAGATCACGGAGCACGAAGACGGAACTATTACCGTTTCTCCGTCCATCCTGGTTATGGGCGGACCTGGATTAACCGAGGAACTATACCATGGTTTCCTGGAACGTGGCGTCTGGAGGAATTAATCCGGGGAGGATGAAGAAATGGCATTAACGGTCGATGACGTAAAAAAGGAACTGCCCCCGCAGGACTACCGCACGATGACCCTGGGCGACGACTCAGTGGCGGAACGCTGCCTTACCCGTGCGACGCTTTGGGTTAAGGGAAAGGTTGCTTCGACTGGAACGGAGTTTAACGAGGAAGACGTGATCGTCATGGAATGCATATTGAAGCGCGCCGTGTACGAGCTGTTTTCGTTCGTGGGTCAGGAATCGCGGGCCAAGATGAAAGAGCGCGACGTGGAAGACCTCATCGAATCTTACTTCGGCGATATCAAAACCAAGAACGACACGGCCACTGCTTCCGGTTCAGGACCAGCGGCGGGGTATATTTCAAAACCGTCGGTTCCAAGGTATGGGCGTTAAGGTAGTCCATCGCCCGGCTTCTTATGCCCTGAAGCTCAAGGGCGGCCTTGGCGAAACGATGCGGGAAGCATCCCTTTACCTACAGGGAAGCGCCAACCGGAAAATCAATCGCGGAATCGGGCCTGAAAACGCGCCGCTTACTCAGGCTGTCAAGCGTGGTTCAAAGACGCTCCGGGATTCCAACGATATGGCTTCGAGCATCGCGCCTCATAACGGATCCCTTTGGGCAGACGCGAGCACGAACAAGAAACAGGCTCGGATCCTCCAGGAAGGGGGGACGATCAAGTCGAAGGGCAAAGGCTTATGGATCCCGGCAGGGTATAAAACCCGCCAGCTGATGCGCCAATTCAATGCGACCGGCCCCGGAGACCTTATCCAGAAGATGAAAGCTGCTGGATACGAAACCTTCTATACGCCGCTTTCGAAAGTGTTTTGCGCGCAAAACGGCCGACGCGGGAAACCATTCGCGCTATTCATCGTGAAATCTTCCGTGCGGATACCAGCACGGCCTTTCCTCTATATAGACGCCACGGACGAAAAATACCTCGTAAACCTTGTCCGTAAGGCCGTCATGAATAAATTGAAGGAGTAATCATGCAACGAATTCTTGACGCTCTTGCCGCTGGAATTCTCGCGCTCGATATCGAGCCGGTCTATATCCCGCAAACCGCGAAAACGACGAAGCCCCGGATGGAACTTTTATTCGCTGGCATTGAAGGAGCTGGCCAAGTCCGGGGAATAGCAAGCGCCCAAGGGTGGGAAAAGATCACCTTCCAGGCGCTTTTTCTGTCTGATGGAACGCACGACGCCTGGCTTATCAATACGATTCTGGCTTCACGAAATCTTGTGCAATTCGAAACCAATCCCATGCCGATTACCGTCGATACGGATAAGAGGTGGGATCTGAAGGCCCACTGGAAACGGCTACAGCCCGGACGCTTCGAGTATCCTGATGAAGAGGCGGGCTCCATGCCCGTGTCTTATAACGAAACGTGGCAGGTGGAACTTTCCTATCCTGCCGAAATCGTCGGATGGTTTCCGGCGTAAGGGGGAAATATGAGACCTGGCGGAAAAGACGGAACGCTTTACAGCATCGCGCGCGGGGCGGCAATCGTCGGCGGCGCTGCTACTACTATCCCGGCTGACGGGTGGTATCAGATCAAAACGAAGGCTTCGTCGGGAAGCGGATTCCCGGCGAAGGCGGGCGCGACCGGCCGCGATCTTGCCGTCGGTGACGTGTATTTCGCGAAGGCGGGACAGACAATCGTGGCCGGGGACTCGGTCGTTCCATTCGCCCTCGGCGTAATCAGCTTCGTGACCGACTCCTCGGACCAGGCGCAGGGCCAGTCCTTCGACGTAACCACGCAGGCCGATATCGCTTCCGGGGCGAGGAGCTATATTCCGAGCGCGTTCAAGGAACGGTCCGGCACAATCAACGGCTTCGTGGACGTTGACTCGCCCGAGCAAAAAACGCTCCTTAACGAGTACCGGAAGATCATCGAGGACGACGGAACGAACGTGACCGTAAACGACGCCAAGAGCGCCGACCTCGAATATATGCTTTCCAAGCGCGAGACCACCACCGTTGGCGAAACCGAACTCTGGGAATATCTCCCGGTAGTGAGCGAGTCCATCAATACCTCGAAGCCCCTCGACGGCGCGCAGCCTTTCAGCTTCAACTATAAGGTGGACGGACAGCGGAAGCCGTGCGCGTATTACCGCACCATAACGGCGTAAGGGGTATTTCATGAAGCTTACCGCAAAGCCGAGATACTGGTTTACGCCCAACTGGAAGGGGAACGCTGACTTACCCGACGGGGAGCGCGTTGAGGTAGAAATCATTCGTCCTAAGGCCGAAGACCGGGCAAACCTGGTCTTTGCCGAGACGGTACAGGAAATCGGTACCGCCGCGGGCGGAAAGGACTCTTTTGTCCGTTCCGTTTCCATCAGGACGAAGTTCAATGTACGGGAAATTCTCAACAACAACGTCGGCGGGGTGAAGAACCTGTCCGTTGACCAGGACGGAACCGAGGTTAAGCTCGAAACCGGCGCTGCCATTTCGGTAAGTACTGCCTATGGCCTCTCCAGGCTCATTGACCTCATCTGCGCTGAGGTAACCTCCGACATTCTCACGGATACGGAAAAAAAAAGTTCCTGATCGGCTTTAATCTCGTCTATTACGGGTGGGCCGGGGAGACCTGGAATCCGGTATACGACGAGAAAAAAGAAATGATCGGAGATCATGTCCTCAGGCGATCGGAGTTCAGGGAATACCTGGACTCCGATTTTTTTACCGCTTTCCGGCTATGGACCAGGTGCGACCGTTACGGTCTTCCCCATGGGGCTTCCGGCTGGCTTGAGGAGCCGGGTGCAGTGATTGAGCTGGTAGAATTGTTTGACGGGGAACGCGACCGGCTCAATTTGAAGGAGAGAAAGCGCAATGCAAATCAGTGACGAATTGAGGGTCATCGTTGAGGCGGAAGTCGAGAAGGCTATCGCCAACATGCGAAAGCTTGATGAATCGATCGGCAATACCGAGAAGCGGTCGAACTCCCTTTCCGACGCGATCGACGGTATCGCCGGTAAATCCATGATCCTTTCGGCGGCCGTCGGCGGGGCCGGGATCGCGGCAATCAAGTTCGCCGGGGATATCGAAAGTACGCAAGCAAGCCTTGAAGTTCTTCTCAAAGACGGTGACGCCGCTTCCAAGATGTTCAGGGATTGGCAAACCCTCGCCGCTGAAACGCCGTTTTCTTCAACTGACATCGATTCGGCCGGAAAGAAACTTCTCGCGTTCAATATAGAAGCCGACAAGGTTACCGATACGCTCAGGCGTATTGGCGACATTTCTGCTGGTGTCGGTTCAAGCATTTCAGACATTGCCGATATTTACGGCAAGGCTAGAGTTCAGGGTCGTCTTTTCGCGGAGGATATAAACCAGTTCCAGGGACGCGGTATTCCCGTGGTTCAGGCTCTTGCGGACGTGCTCGGTACGACCGAGGCCAACGTTAAAAAGATGGTTGAACAGGGCAAGGTTGGTTTTCCCGAACTTGAGAAGGCATTTGAAAATATGACAGGTCCCGGAGGTCAATTTGAAGGCATGATGGAAATGCTTTCCACGAAGACCCTCGGGAAATTCTCCACGGCAATGGATAACGGCAGGATGGCCATCGCGTCATTCGGCGAGATCATGCTCCCGACGGCAAACGATGTGCTTGACGTTGCGACCGAGGTATTCCAGGGTTTTTCCGACCTTGACGACGGCACGAAACGGTTCATTATTACCATGGGGGGCGTGGTTGCCGTATCTGGTCCGACAATCCTCGCGATTAAGGGTATAAATGTCGCCTTGGCGGCCATGGCCGCGAACCCCATGATTTTGGGTATAGCAGCGACCGTCGCGGGCATTGCGCTTATCGCCGCAGAGGTAAATAAACAGGCTCACGCGTATGAGGACCTTACGAACAAAATTAAAAAACAAGACGCGGAGGCACAATCGCTCATCGAGAGCTATAGTAAGGGAAATGACGCGAAGACCCTGGACAAGGAAACGACCGACAGGCTTATAAAGCTTTATCCAGAACTAACCGGACTTCTCAAATCGTACGGCGTAGAGGCAGGTGCGGCGGCGAAAGCCGTTGACCTTCTCAACCAGAAAAAAATGGAAGAGGCGAATAATAAGGAACTTGAACGTCTTCGCGCTAAGGCTGAAGCGATTGAGGATTATAAGAAACAATATGCCGACGCTCAAAAAGAGCTTGACGATTATTATTCACGCGTTGAGGCTGGTAGCCAAAAACCGCTTCAGGATGTTGAGGTTAACCGATATAAGGAAAATATCGAAGAAACGAAGCGGTACGTATCAGAGCTTCAAGGCACATATGATGAATACTTTACGACCTTGAGCGGAAACCTGAATGCGTTGGGATATAAGCTTACCGAAGATCTTCACGTGGTTAAGATTCCGGTTGAGGTAGATATATCGACTCCCGGTAGCGGAACTGGAGGTAACAACGATACCCTCAAGAAGCGCTGGCAACAGTGGTTCGAGGAAATCGCAAAAGTTGCCGAGAAAGAGTTCGGAACAAGCGGGAATAAAGCAGGAACCCTTTATATATCAGGTATCGAAACGGCTGCCGACCAGGCGAAGACAATTGCCGCAGCTCTTGGAGAAGACTTTGATATTTCCGGGGCGCTCAAGTCACAGCAGGACGAGATACGTAAAACGCTCACCAATCTCCTTTCAATCGATCCGAATGATATCGATTCCGCTTTTACTGTAGCC